GGGGCAGAGCCCCCATTTATTAACAAAACCCTCTACAAATATTTAAGTGTTGTCAAAGAGCAAATTGACGTCCGATTAGAGCAATGGGATAAATATAAAAAATGCACAAATCCTTATGAATATATCCATACAATTATTCCGAATACCAAACAATCTGTTTCTACCATGAAACCCATCTCTCGTTCTTTTTTTAAAATGATTGAAATATGTCAATCTCTCTCCCTCTTGGATGCCTTACCAACAAATTGTAAGAGTTTTCATTTAGCCGAAGGACCAGGCGGTTTTATTGAAGCCCTTGCCTATATGCGGAAAAATCCTAGTGACATTTATTATGGTATGACCTTGATCGATGACACAAACCATAATGTACCGGGTTGGCGCAAAAGCAAATATTTTTTACTGAATAATCCGAACGTCATCTTGGAAACAGGTGTAGATGGTAAAGGTGATTTAATGAAGCCTGAAAACTTACGTTATTGTTATGAGACTTATAATGGACAAATGGATATGATTACAGGTGACGGCGGTTTTGATTTTTCTTTTCAATATCCGCAACAAGAGCAAGTGAGTACCAAATTAATTCTCTGTCAAATTGCATTTGCCATAGCGATGCAGAAAATCGGCGGCACGTTTATTCTCAAAGTATACGACACATTTACCAAGATCTCTCTGGACTTATTATTCCTCTTGTACAATTTATATGACCAAGTGATTCTCATCAAACCAAATACTAGTCGGTTCGCCAACTCGGAGAAATATGTGGTTTGCAAAGGTTTTCGGAATATAAATACCTTAGAAATTGTTAAAATGTTTCATAAAATATTAGCTAGACCAGAGATAGCAGATGAGAATATGAATGATAATTTATTTGATTTTTCTTTACCCTATTTATTTACGAATAAAATAGAGGAATATAATGCGATTCTTGGCCAACAACAGATTGATACGATTGTATCAACCATTTATTTGATTGATAATAATAATAAATATGATAAGATTGAACACATGAAGAAGAAATATATACAGAAATGCATTACGTGGTGTCAGAAATTCAATATACCTTATAATAATGTTATCCAAACGAACAATATGTTTCTCTCTGGAGCAGCAAATAGAACGCTTTTGTAAATATATTATTTTATTATAGTATATGCGAACCTCTTATAATTCATCCATGAAATACAAATCATACACGAAACATAAATCATCCACGAAACATAAAAAATTATCAAATAGATTTAACCTAGAAGAAGAGATAATTGATCAATCACCTGGATTTCAACTATTGGAAAAAAAACACATCATATTTTTGGGGATAAATCAAAATAAAATAAAAGTGATCGATTTTGAAGATAATGAATTTAGTTTTAATCCCAACTTCAATATCAAATTTAATTTAATAAAAGATACTGATAATTCTGTTTATAATGGAATATGGTATAAATTATTTACGCATAAATATGAAATTAAGACTCGTGGAGTATATGAAAAAATTGATTTTTATGCGCTTGGACGTTTTCATGATAATACAAGAAAAAAATTAGTAAGAGACAAAGATTTCAAATCAATATTTCCCCCTATATACAAATTTGCAGGATTGATAATTCGAGAATTTGAAAATAGGAAATTTTATATATATGTAGATGCTGGAGGTATTATGCGTGCGGTTTTTGATGACAAAGACAATAGTAAAAAAATAATGATTAATAATGAAGTTGAATATGATAATATTAATAGTGATGAAATTAATGACTATTTTAAAATGTATGATATATTTGGCGGTGATAGTTCAATTCGCCGATACAAGAAAACAATCAAACATAAGAAAACAAATTATGCAAGGAAACCAAAACGTAAATCTAGAAAATATAAAAGATAATAAAGCTAATTTATCTCTCTTTATTAATGGACAAAGTCTTCCAGCTCTATAATTTAATAAAGAGAGATAAGAAAAAAGAACGGTTTGATATTATCCTAGAACCGCTGCAAGCTGTTACGCAATTAGCCTTGCTTGCTTTTTGTCCGAAAGGCAGTAAATTAACTATTGCCAATAACTTGCTCTCTATTCAGTCACCACATTGGAGTCAAGGTTTATGGCGCTCTTATAATCAAGACAATAAAGAGGATTTGTTCTTTCTTTTCAACGCCATTGTGCGGTTCAATCGCTTCTATAGTTATATCCAAGAAGAATCCAAAGATTATTGTGAATTATTTTACCTTTTGGTACAATTAAGCAAGCGAGGCATTGATAAATTATTACAGACTTATGCGAATGCGGATCAACCGGCTCTCCTTCATACTTTACAACTTTACCGTAACTTATTAGATAAACCGGCCATCTTTTTAGATGAAGGTGAATTGGCGCCGGAGGATAAAACACATTCGGTCAATAATATCGACGACGTGTTTATTAGTATTCGAAACCTCTATGATCCACACGAATTTATTTTACTCTATCATACATTGCGGTTAATAGAGAAAAATCCAGAAAAATATGACACGTATATACAAGGCATTAATATGTTGCTGTCGCCGGTGCATGAGAAAATACAGAAATGGATTGTGGATAATATCGTCTATTAGGGGGCGGCAGCCCCTTTTTAGCCCCCAGTAAATTTGACCCAAACTCTTTCCTTGACATCTGTTGCCAAGACCCCTTTAATATCTACATCGGCTTGCGGGAATGGTATATCAATAATAATGCGTTCGCCGGTTTGAATATAGGTTTGGATATGTTGTAGTAAGAGACGAATCTCGGGATGCTCCGCCGCACTAATTTTTAGTTCCGTGAGCTTTTTAATAATGGGTAAAGCTTCCGCTTGTCGTTGCTCCTTTGTCCTTACATTGGTCCTTACTTGCATAATATTATAAAAAATTGAAATGGATTTAAATACATATTTCTATAATATATTAACCTACAGAACAAAATGGAATCAACTAATAATACTGTTGCTACTGCCGCCAATGCCGCTGATGAACCTGTGCAATTAAGCCTTGCAAACCCGTTCAAGCTGACACCGATGAAATATGAACTGTTGCAAGTCGATTCAAATGCGGCTTTAAATCATATTCGCCATTTAACCTCACAAAATCCGACAAGTATTGCACCGGAATTTATGGATAACCTTTGCAACACATTAATTTACCGAGCTCACTATGTTTTACCGACTGTCTTCGGTTACTGGCCGGCCCCGACAAAAGAAATAACCCAGCAAGTAATTGGTACAGACGGTTATTATTTTAAACTGACGACGAACACTAGCGGAGCGGATTTCATTTGGCATGATCGTGAGCATGGAATGTTTCTCTTTTGGGCTTCTAATAATTTCCGAATCGTGAAAGCCATGAACGCTATCCGTTGGCGTATTAACAAGTACAAATTATTAGAGCCGGTGAGAATGATTGTTGTTGATGTGCCGAAGGTAGAGGTAGATGGACAAGAGGAAGACGATTACGATTATTCGGATATGCCGGAGCTCATTGAATGCGATGTGACTGCTCCTTATCAAGAGCCACAAATGGAAGACATTGATTAAAAACTTTAAATATTTATGACTTACCAACAATTTTTTTTTGTTTTGATAATTAAACAAAAAAAAAATATAATTTACTCGCCGGAACACATGCTATATTCCGGCCGACAATATGATTTTTTACCTTTTAAATTAGTATTATAGACGACTTTTTGCGGTTGGATTTTATTATAATAAGATGGACTCGGTTCTGTAATATAGCGGCCTGTATTCACGCCTACTGCTCCTGCCGCCGAATGATATTCTGCACCATAATTATTTAATGTGTTATATCTTAATCGATTTATACGTGATCCCGATGAGACACCGCCTTGTTGAGCGAACTGTGAATTGTTCGGTTTATACACTGTCTTATTACATGTTTTAGTATCAAGACTAAAACAATCATTCGTCACTCTCACTTGCGGACCTGTTGGTGAAGTAGAGGGCTCTAGTACTAATCCTTCCGGGCTAAAATAATTGATTCCGATTACTGGATTATAGGCTAATTTTTGCTCATAAGTAGTGCATTTTGACTGGAGATAAGCATTTGTATCGGTATAACTATTTGGTTTAACACTTATATTAGTTCTTGGAATATAACAAGACTTGCATGATGGATCTTTTTCTACTACTGTTTTCAATTCCTCCGACCCGTTACACGCTTGATTACATTTGGTTTGTGTTGTAACATTTTCACCGCCAGGTCTATCCATCGGCATTCCTACGGCAGTCCTTCTATAACTTAATAAACCATTTGTTGCATGCAATTGTTTACGCCATTGTCGGAGCGGTCGGGAGGCAAATCTATTACCCGTATTAAATGATACATTACTTTCATGAAATTGATAAGAAGGTACTATACTTGAGACAGAATAATTCATATATATATATATGCGTATATATTTTTATGATGATATAACTTTATACCGGATTAACCACACATAATGTTTTCTGTCCAGTTAAAGTCATCGGCACACATACTTGATACTTCGATTTGGTAAAATAGGGCGTCGAAGCCATTCCCAAATAGCGAGAAGCACTCGAACCAAAAACCGCCTTATAAGAGGCTGCATTTTTATTAATTGTATTTAATTTTAGACGGGTTATGCGATCACTTCCATCTACGGCGCCTTGTTTAGCGTATTGTATATTATTCGGCTTATAAATTGTTTGGCAAGAAGCTCGGGTCGTGCAGGCCGCTGGACAATCTTGCGTATTTCGTTTAACATTTTCTGCGGTCGGATATAGGAGGTCTCCGTTAGAATCTAAATAAGTGACACCTGCGATAGGATTCGCTGTGAGTTTTTGGTCAAAGGTCAAACAGCGGCTTTGCAAATAAGCAATCCGTTCTGTATAATACTTTTTACTGAGAATAGTTGTTGCTGATTTAATACGACGAGGACCCGTAATGCGAACCATTCGGTTATTCGAAATATCAAAATAACAATCGCTGGCTCTAGTGTTACAATTGATATTATCGTATTTTTCAATGTTTTCTTTCAAACCAGCGGCACCTACATCCACTGCATTGAGTAAGCATTTGGTATTCGCTGCAACATTGCCTAAATAAATTGAACCATCCGGAGTATCCATCGGCATTCCTATTCCGGCACGACGATTGGGGTTACCGCTATTAGTCGTCGGAACCAATTGTTTTCTCCACTGTCTTATAGGATTTGCTTTGAAAGCTGGGCCCGAAGCTGTCAGATCAGGTCTCGAAAAAGACGGTGCAATACTATTCGTCGATATTCCTTTCCAAGATATATAAGGGGATATTTCTAATAAGGGCATTATCTATTATATTATAATAGTATATTTTTTGTATATATCTTTTATATATATCATGATACTGTTAAAATCACTCATTATATTTTTGATTCTGCTTATAATATGTCATTTCATCAAAAAGTTAAGTAAGGAAAAGAAAAGTAATATTGAAGGATTTGCGAATGCTGATGTCGATCAAATAAATAGCTATTATGATTCAAACATAGCAAGTGATTTAGAATCGGAAGATATGCCTCACCAAATGATTGTGCAAAATACCGCACAAATACCTCCTGAACTCGGCGGCGAACTTGCACCATCCATTGGTGCGGGTAAATTACCAGCCTCTCAGAAAGTTCAACTCCAAGCTCAACAACAGCAATCCATAGAAGAAGACCAAATTGTCAAAAAACATAAAAATGCATCAGATAAAGCCTTTGATATGAATTATTTAAAATCACAAATGGATGAATTGGTTAAATTAGGCAATGAAGCACAGTTGATTAAAGATGATTTAAAAAATAATGATTAATATATTAAAATATATCAAATTATTTAATAGACATATATTAGATAAGTAAATGGCAGGTCAAAGTAATCCAGGTGGGGGTATGTTCTCTCAAGTATTAGGTCCTGATTATGATTATAGTGCACAAATTTTACCTCCGGATAAAATCGGTATGAGCGCTGATGGCACAATGAATGCTTTAGCTGACGATATCGGAGGGTTAATGGCTTATGTCAAAGTGCTAGTGACAGGCACAGGTAAAGCGACGAAGACTCCAGGACCTTTAGGGTCAAAGTTTTTTATAGGAACATCCGCTCAATGCACTGATAAAGTCAGCGGCGATAATGTAGGTCGGTCTATTTATGTAAATAATGTACCTGACGGCTCTATTCCGATAATGTCTTCTGGCGGTGGGGGTGTTACTTTCGATACATTCAAAGGTTTAGTGCCTGGTTTAATGAGTAATTTAGCACAAATTAATCCAATGCAAATTTTGAGTGCGTTTACCGACGGTTCTAGTCCACATGTCAAGCTATTACTATGGAAACCATCGATGCAGAGAATAAAAGAAGTTCTGCGACAGCTTTTATCACCAATTCTGATATACGAGCAATGCCCAATTCCTGGTTTACGCTTGGTCCAAGACCGATTACAACCGATAGTAGCGGTAATGAAGAAGCATTTACGACAATGCAAGAAAGCAGTTCGCTCATTAATGATTACAATATTAACCATAGCATAAATTACGGTAAAATGCCTAACGATTTTTTCATCAAACTTTATTATACATCGCTCGGGTTAGTTGGTCTTTATATTTTTCTGAAAATCATGTTGCGAAAGCGGCTAGCCTAATCGGACGACGCAGTCTAATCGGACAAGAGAGAATATATATTATATTATATATATGCGTGATATTCATGATTTCAAAAATACCTCCGATTATCTACCGATTCTCAACGCCGTGTTAATAACCGATCTCTCTGTCATCTTGCTTTTAATGTTCGGTTTCATCAAATCGAACGTGTTGAAACGCTGGTATAAAGATTTATCGCTTAGTGCGGTCATTGCCGACGTCCTTATTATTGTTATTGGTATTATTATAGCCCGGTTTCTGTATCCTTACATCTTCAGTAAATATAGTTTATGGAAGTTCATTGCACTAGCCATTATAATACAAGTAATACATGATGTACTTTTCTATTTACTCAGCACGTCGATTAAAAGAGGTAAAAGCCGCATTTTAGACATTTTCAAAGACTATGGAAAAGAAATGGGCGCCGGAGCCATTGTAGCCGATAGTTTAATGATGGTCTCATCAATTCTCATTGCTTCTTATTTGAAAGGTAAAAGCTTAAATACGAATATGATTATTTTAATCGTCGGCGTTTATTTGGTACCTTATATGATTTACTCGTTATAAATTATTAATTATTTTTTTAATCAATAATTTATTCTTTTATCGCCTTCGTTTAGTATGTCTTCGTTTCATACTCTTACGCCCCTTTTTACTCTTCTTCACCTTTCGCGTGCGTCGGGTCTTGCGTCGGCGGCGTCCACCTGCAGGAGGTGCAGGCATAGGCGCAGCAGGTGCAGGCATAGGCGCAGCAGGTGCACGTCCAGGAATTTTACTTAATAAACCATCTTTTGCTTTAGCTACTTGTCCTTTTAAAGCACCTAATTCACCTGTTAATGCTGCTTTATGTTCAGCCAACTTAGCTAATCCCTGACCTTTAGCTTCCTCGAATTTAGCTGAAGCATTGCCTTGCCATTTTGAAACCAAGCCTGTTACTGAAACCTCATTAGTTGCTGCTGCTACAGCCGCATCATCTCCACCCCATTTCTTTTTATACGATTTCCTTTTACCCATCTTTTAATATATACTACCGTAGATTTTATTTCCTGCACTCACTGGATTGGCTCCTTTCTTTTTCGGCGCCACCGACCCACTTGAACGACAACGCACTAAAGCCGTTTTTACAGTTGTTTGATCAGGACCGCTAAAAGACATGAGTTGCGTATTGACATAATTTGTTGAACTTTTGCCAGTTGCTTCAATTGTCCTTAAGTTCGTATGTTCAGAAGAAGTCCGGGAAGCCGAAGCACCATACCATTTCTTCTTATGCTGCGGCACGGTAAAACGAGAATTGATTGGATCATTTCCCTGACCTATATCGTTGACATTTTGTACAACGCGTTTGTTATAAGCTGCTCGGCCCATCGAGAAAAAATTACCTTGCGTCATGGGATCAGGTTTGAAAGGCATACCCATGACATCATTCGTGCGGTTATTTGGCTGATTCTGCTTAAGAGGAATAGAAGCTGGGCCAACCGTTTGCGGTTTAATGAGAGATACTAATGACATGTCTTTTATACATATTACCAACCTTTAAAAAAGGTTGTGCCAAACATTTTAGAAGGAAATTATGCCCGAGTTTTTGTGGCACTTTTTCTAAAAGTGCTTTGGCAAAAGTATTATTAATATATATAGAGGGATGCCTTCGCAAACACAAAAATACCTCGTCGAATTCATCGGCACGTTCTTTTTTCTGGCGGTCATTCTTTTTACAGGTCATCCTTTAGCTATTGGTGCAGCTTTAGCTCTCTCCATTTATGTAGGGGGAAAAATATCCGGCGGTAATTTTAATCCCGCAGTGACTATTATGATGGCGGTCGGCAATAAAATGCCGCGAGCAAACGCCGTACCATATATTATTGCACAAATCGCGGGTGGGTTGGTGGCGCTGCAGATCTACATTACTTTTGGTAAAAGTAACACAAAACTCTTTTAGAAAAAGTGCCGCAAAACACCTCAAAAACCCAACATGAACTCGGACACAATCTTGGGTAAAAGTTTATATCCGAGTTAGTGACGGGTTTTGTGGTACTTTTTCAAAAGTACTTTCTAAAAGTATTTTTGTGATACTTTTTTCAAAAGTATATATATAATGTCTGCAGTAGTTAATTCAACTAGACGTATTGCAGGCCGAAGTCCTAATGCAGTAACTAGACGAAGTTCAGAAAATAGACTATTGAAAGAATTTGCCAAAGAATATATAGATATAATTACCAGAATACATAAAGATTTAAAAGCAAAACGTGCGGAGTATAAAAGGGCTATCAGTGAAAGTGACAAAAACCGTATAAAAGAAGAATTTCATAATATATGGCTTACCCAATGGCCTCATTATACTGATTCTAGTCCTCATCCCGTGCCTAATGGAACTGAACCTTACCCACCTTTCCCAATTATGAAAAAATTTACAATGAGTAATCGTAAATTTATAGCCAAAACGGCTTTATCGGCACATATTGGAGTGGCAAATCGCGGACATTTTGAAGGATTAAATCATATTATTGATGCAACACTCGATCCTATTCAACTTCGCAATGTAATAAAAAAATACCTTCAACCCCCGAATTATCCTGTATATCGTGATGAGATTTATGAGGATGAATATGATGATGATGAAGGCTATGAATTAATGGAACCTGATATAAGTCGTCGTACTCGTCGGCGGGGTTATGGACAACCGAGAACACCGTCTCCTATACGAGAAATTGCACCGGCATATTATTCGCCTGGAAATACGCCTCTTAGAGACTCATCATCACCGCCTCCTAGATATTATAGTCCAGGCAGTAGGACTGTAGGCGGACACAATACTTTTTGTAAAAAAGTAGGCAAAAATACTTTTTTGAAAAAAGTAGGCAAAAATACTTTTTCAAAAAAAGTAGGCAAAAAATCAAGACGAACTCGGAGACGAAGACATGCATAAACTTTTAACCAAGATTATGCCCGAGTTAGTGCCGGGTTTTGCGGTACTTTTTATAAAAGTACTTTGGCTCAACCTTTCTTAAAGGTTGCATTGTGTTACTTTTCCCAAAAGTATTTTGGAAAGTATTATTATATGTCCTCTAAAAAAATTGTAGTCATTCGAGCTTTAGATGAAGAGATGGAAGCTGAATACAATAAAAGAAATTGCGATGAAGGCGATAAGAAATGTTTGCATAATTATGATGGACAGGATAATAAGAGAGAACAAGTCTGTCGTTTTTGTGGTTGTCTACGTTTCAATACTTGCGTTAATAAAGAATATGATGCCTATTTTGACGATTATTTATAAATATAATATATATAAATGGCTGAAATAAGTGAGTATGATGCAATTAGCCGAGAATATGTAAAAAATATTGAAAAATTAAATAAAGATTTAAATGAAATAAAAAAGAAATATAAGAAAGAAAACGTAGAAGGTAGAGAAAAAGAAATGGCTAATTTTAGTAATAAAGGCGAAGAATGGCCAAGATATAACGGTACAGATTTTTACCCAGATGATGAAGCAATCAAATATATTAATAAGACTGAACAAGAAGAAATTATTAATACCGCATTGTTAATAAAAAGATTTACTAACCCACCTAATATAGAAGAGGAAAAAGAAACAATCAAGGTTGCATTGAGTAGTATTAAAAATTTCAAGAATACACTTACCACACTTCTTAGTAATGGATCTCACGACATTGCATATGGCGGTGGTAGTTATAAGAAGAAAAGAAAAGTGAAAAGGAAAACCAAACGCTCAAACAAACGTTCCAAGAGACGTTCAAGAAGACGTTCTAAAAGACGAAATTAAACCAATACTTTTAGAAAAAATGCCTCAAAATCTCGGATATAATTTGTATCCGAGATTTTGTTTAAATTTATGCCCGAGTTTATGCCGGGTTTATGCCGAGTTTTTTGTGTTACTTTTTCCCAAAAAGTAATAGTTTGGCTCAACCTTTCCCAAAGGTTGTTTGTTTTGCGGCACTTTTTTTAAAAGTGCTTAGTTCCGCACCCGTCGCAGTGCTTCTTTCACGGTCGATCCACCTGCTCCGCCAAAGCTCAAATCGTTATAGTTTCGGTTCACAGCCGACAGTTTCTTAAATCGCACATAATTAGAGCTATCATAAACATACTTTTGATTACCACTGAAAAAAGATTGCCCGGTCTGAGTTCCGCCGCCATTTGTATGTAAACGAGAAACCATGCTGCTGCTGCGCACTTGGTTAATCGGTTTGCCTAAAAGCGGCGACGGGGATGAATTGACTGTCCCGTTTGTATCTCCAGCATTGAAATAGCGTCTAAAGGGGGTAATATTTGTAGCATTACCGGGAAATCTTGTATTACCTAATGCTCGGCGTAAACTTACTCGCTCAAGTTCGCGCTGGCCACCGCCTTCCATACCTGTTCCACTGAATCGGCCGCCTGAACCGGCGCCTAATAATCCGCCTTTCGGCATCGCACCTGGAATACCGCCACCTAATATACTAGGAAAACTATCACCAATAAAGCCAGACATTTCTTATATAGTATAAATATAAAAAAACTTGTTTAATTTCTTCGTCGTCGTGTTAAATGTTTTCTTGCATTTTTCCTTTTCCTAGTTTTTTTCATATTTTTTTTACCTCCTTGTGGGGGAACAAAATATGTTCGGTGTAAAGGAGGAAGATCAACGGTATATTCTGGCGGTTGTGGTCTTATTTGAGGGGGATAATATTCTGGAAGAGGATCAACCGGTGAACCTTTTCTTTTTTTCCCAATTAAATTTAAAAACGGGTGTCTTCTTCTCCATGATTTATCCTTTCCTTTCTTTAATCTTCTAGCATATGCTTCTAGGCTTTCAATATCCTCGTAATCAGGTGGAACAAAATCATTATATCTAGGCAGATTAGGATCTACGGGATCTGCAGGAATATTTAATGATCGAGGTCTCTCATACGGATGATGCCATGGATCACGTAATTCACGTGCTGCTGCTGCTGCTGCATCTTCTGCTGCCAGTCTAGCCCAATATCTTTCACTAGAAGTAGGACTAGGCGGATCAGTACGATTACTCATGACGCTCCTACTACTGTTGCTACTACTGCTACGGTGGCTTCTAGCATGGTCGTCGTCTTCGTCATTAGGTTGTAATTCTCTGCGAAGAGCTTCTGCTGCAAGAAAACCTGCCTCTTCACGACGAGCTGCTTCTAGACGAGCTTCTTCTACTAGTCCTAGTTGAGGGCCATCTGCATCGGTTTCGCTCTCATTCAAATATTCTCGTAAAGCTCGTGCCTCTGCACGACTAGCTTCTTGAGCTACTCGTGCTTCTTCAACTGCCTGTGCTTCAAGTGCGATAGCTTCACGTTGAGCACTAACTTCTGCTATACGAGCTCTTGCGGCGGCTAAAAGTGAATTAACTGAAGAATTTCGTCTTAGAACGGGACTTGGGCTGCGACTGCGACTGCGTCTTGGGCTGCGACTGCCTCTTGGGCTGCGACTGCCTCTTGCAGAGCGACTGCCTCTAGAGGGAATACTATTTGTTCTATTAAGCGGAGCAAGTATAGGCGAAGCAAGTGTAGGCGAAGCTGTAACAGTAGGTGATACTGATGTTTCTTCTTCAAATAAAGCCGGTTCAGATACTAGCGATGATGATGACGAAGCCGATCTTCCTAATACTGGTCCTGCCTCCTCTTGTCCTACCGGTAATGCCTTGAGACCTGCTAATAATTCATTATTTTTTTTTTTTCAAAGTTTTAAATATTTCGGAGAAGACGTTTTCTTCTTACTTATGTTTTTATTTTTAGCTTCCCATGATGCAATTCGTTTAGCTCTTTCTGACGCAGCTTTTTTCCTTTCTAAGGAGAGATTCCTGGCAGCTTCTGTTGCCGCTGTTTCTCGGGCCTTTATGATTCTCTGTCTAGGACTATTACTATCTTTTATACCTCCAGGCATCTATATACTATAAAAATATAAAATTGACTCTTTATTTACTTTCTTCGTTTTATACTCTTTCGTTTCTTGCTACTACGTTTGCTACTTTGTTTCTTGCTACTACGTTTGCTACTACGTTTCTTGCTACTTCGTTTCTTGCTACGTTTGCCACCTCTTGAAGGATTACGTCTTCCTTCATAAGTTGGCGGAAGTTCATCATATGCCGGCGGCGGAGGCGGCGATGGCGATCGGCTTTTTCTTGTAAACATGCTTTTAAATCTGCCTAATGCTGTCTTACTTTTCCGCTCCTTTCGTTCTTTTTCTGCTCGTTCCTCTTCCGCATGTTTATAGCTTAATGGTTGTCCAGTCTCTCTTCTTAAACGCTTATCCCGTTCATCTTTCAACTCGTCAACCGCTTTTTGTAATAATCTATCACTTTCTATTTGAGCTGCTTCGGCTTTAGCTCGCAATTTTGCAGCTTTTTTCTCATTTCTACCTGACATTATATATTATTATTATATATTAAATGAATTTCTATTTGTTGCTAGGTTTAATAAGTGCTTTTACTTTTTATTCATTGATTGATGGAGGAGAGAATAAAGAACCTCTATTATTCAAGCGACTATTTGTAACAATAAATAGGAAAAAATATCATCTACATCATTGGATGATTTTTCTAACACTTTTATTAGTTCAATTACCGATTATTTTTCATTATGGTTATAATAAATTGTTCGCCACATCATTGGGTATTTGTTTAGGATCAATAACACAAGGCTTGTCGTATAATGATGCCTTTCACTTCACTTTTTAGAAAAGTGTCACAAAACCGCACTTTTCAAAAAGTGTCACAAAACCGCACTTTTCAAAAAGTGCAGCAAAACTTAGAGGAAAAAAAAAGATTGAATCATCATTCACCATAAAATATTCCTACTAAGATTATTCGCAGAGTAAGGGTTATTTTTCCAATTGCCTTTCATACCAGCAGTTCTTGTCAAATAATTTTCTTTTCTTGTTTTATCATTATGTTTTGTAAAATCTTCATAGCCAAGTTGTCCGAAATGTGTTGTTTTTCCTGATGGGTCTATAATCGCATATTTTTTATTTACATTTTGAGACTTATAAAGTATTGCTTTTTTGCCTAAATATTTAAATGCCTGTTTTTGAGCTTTAATTGGATTTGAATATAAATACAACTCATCCTTTTTTGGTACATCAACCGCAAGAATCATCATATATAATAATTTATATTTTTTGCTATACTTTTTTCTAAAAAGTATCATTATATATTAAATGAATATACACTTTATTTACATCTCTCTTTTTATAGTATCTCTATTAATATTTATATATATTCAAAAAAAATCAGTGAAAATCATTGAATCATTTGATAATTTCAAAAAATGTGATTATGACCATATGGTTTTAAACAAAACACAATTAAATGATACCAAAGAATTATTATTAAAATTTATTGAATTCACTGAGGAAAGGAAAATGCCTTATTTTGCTATTGGTGGAACATTACTTGGTTGTATACGCAATGGAGGGTTATTACCGTTTGACGATGATATTGATGTCTCTATTTTTGATGAAGATGAACATCATGTGATAAACTACAAAGACGATAAGTATTACTTTGAAAAGCAATTTTTCGGGTACAAGTTTTTCAAAAAAAATAGTACTATATTTATTGATGTGATGGTTTTAGAAAATAAAAACAATAGATATAATATTGTAAATAATAGCTGGCCGGAATATTATTTCGAATTAAATGAAATATATCCATTGCAGAAAAAAAAATTTAGTGGTATTTATATTACTATTCCTTTAAAATATTCAGATCATTTAGATCGGTCTTACCCAAATTGGAAAGAGAAAATTAAAATAGATTGTGGACATCATAAAGAAAATGATAAATGTATTTACGAAATTAATAATATCCCACAAGAATTTGATATAGATTATGATAATGGTAAATATAAATGTTACGTTAATCTTTAAACAGCACTTTTGGAAAAGTGCCGCAAAACCGCACTTTTGGGAAAAGTGCATCAAAACATTTCTTCAAATGCTATTACCAAGTTTTGTGCGATTTGGCTCAACCTTTCCCAAAGGTTGTTTGTTACCAAGTTTTGTGCGATTTGGCTCAACCTTTGGAAAAGGTTGTTAGGTCATAATACGCGGCGCAATATTCATCGAGATCAATTCCTGAAACATCAACTTACACGAATACGGCATTTCCACATAATCAAAATCCGTCCTATTATCGCATGTTTTACAGTAATGGATATGCATCTGATCATTATAAGCTGCGATTAAACCGCATTTTTTACAGACATTGACCCGAAAGGCGTCAGAGGCATCGTACATGCGCCCTTTTGTAAAGCGTGATGCACCGTGTGAGCACATACAGTCACGTTCCATTTCTCCGAAGCGTAAACCACCGTCTTTCGAGCGCCCTTCGGCTGGCTGTCTCGTCAGATTTACCATCGGTCCAATACTACGACTGTGATGCTTATCCGAGACCATATGTTTCAAGCGCTGATAAAACACTGGCCCGACAAATACGGATGTTTCTACCTGTTCGCCGGTTAAACCGTTATAGAGTAATTCATTACCATTCGATTCATAACCTACTTTCTGCAGCTCTTTGCAAATATCTTTAATATCAAATTTGCCAAAGCTCGTACCGTCACCAAAGAGGCCTAGCTCCAAGAGCGTTTTACCCAATACGGTTTCTTTTAACTGGGCAATCGTCATACGCGACGGAATAGCGTGTGGGTTAATAATAATATCCGGTTTCACACCGCTCGGTAAGAACGGCATATCGCATTCCGGAATAATATTTCCGATTGTACCTTTTTGTCCGTGCCGACTGCTGAATTTGTCCCCAATAATGGGCTTACGCACTGTTCGCAAGCGCACTTTACAAAAGTTATAACCGTCACCGTTTCGTTCAATATAATTCTTATCAATATACGTCTCCTCGTTCGTCCGATAGATACGGCTTTGATCTTCATATTTAACCCGCTTGGTATGATCATTCCGCGCCTCTTTAATCGGCAACACTTTGGCTATAATAATATCCCGATTCTCGACTAAACTATTTTCCGGCATCACACCTTGTGCATTTACTTTATCGTAATTACCGAATTTCATCCCTTTGGTTTTGGCCGGATCGGGCTTACAGCGGATTTCTTCATCACCGTGTATTTTTTTGTCCTCATCTTTTTCTGTATGATAAATCGTCGCCTGAAAAAGACCCCGATCAATAGAGCCTTTATTAAACAGAATACTGTCTTCTTGATTATAACCGCTATGTGTCATAATGGCTACAATCACTTGACAACCCGAGGGAATTTTATTCAGTTCAATCATATTCATGACTCGTGTTTCAACGAGCGGACGCATCGGATAAGTCAATACATACGCGGTTTTATCCATCCGGTTATCATAATTCGTCACATACATTCCCATCGCCTGCTTACCCATAGCACATTGATAGGTATTACGCGGCGATTGATTATGCTCTGGGAAAGGAATGCAAGAGGCTAAGATACCAAAGATAGTGCTCGGATGTATTTCACAGTGTGTATATTTGTGAATAAAGTGATCCGTTTTTGTCAATTGTTCCGGCTCCATCGCCAGCATGGCCATATTTTGCTCAGCGGCATCAATATATTCCAAAACGCTTTCGGGAATACGGCAGTCTGTGAATAAATCTTCCCAGCTGAGTTCTTTTTTTTGTAACCGAGTAATAATATCTGAGGTTAAAATCAGTTTATTATCTCGGACTTTTAATAAAGGGCGCACCAGCCGTCCCGAATCATTACAGACACGGATTTCTCGTCGCCGCATATCAAAGATAATAGAGGTATAAATATTGATAATACCCTTGTATTTTTTCGTCTTCAGTGTTTGATATAAATCCATCGGGTCTCTCACGATCCCGAGCCAGGTACCATTCACAAAGACTTTCACTTTTTCGTGCATTTCTTTCTCTTTCAAGGTATCGATCGGAATAACATAAGGCGCCACATAATCGTAGAGTGAATTACTATTACATGGAACCGTCACCCGCGCCATATAGCTCAAATTCTTTACAACACCAACACTCCCGCCTTCTGGCGTTTCAGCGGGACAGAGGAAGCCCCACGAAGTGCTGTGTAATTTACGCGGGGGAATAAGTTTCCCGTTTTTATCAATCGGCGTATTGATGCGGCGCAAATGACTAAGACTTGAAATATAAGTCAAGCGGTTCAACACTTGTGCTACACCGACCTTGTTACTATTGATCTGTTTTACACCGAAATCGCCGGTTGCTAAGGCCCGTTTTAAGCCATTTTCAATCGTCGTCGGTTTCACAATCTTATAGATATTGGTCATATTAATGATCGACTGGTAATCTTCGGTGGATCGCCACGACCCGTTATTTATTTCTCGCACCGTCTGCTTCTGCATATCTTTCACCATCTTGTTGAAATAGTTGCGAAAGAGATTGTTTAGCAAGGTGCCGGTCAAATCAATACGCTTATTGACAAACGAATCACGATCGCTTACTGTTTCCCACCCGAGACTGCATTTCAAGAGACAATTGGCCATATAGCCCAAGAAATATATTTTCTGTTCCGTCGTGCGGCAATGCGGAAACAAATCATTACTGAGGACTTCTTGGGCGAATGTGCGTTTCATCGTAGCGCCGGTTTCTTTATCGATGCTCATATGCGTAGTGAACATGACATTTGAGATAATTTGTTTCATAGCGCATTCTTGGGTTAAGAATTTGTTCGCTTCAACAATAGACCCTTGTAAATTCTGCATGAGTATTGCTGTGCGTTCATGCGTCGTATCCAAGACAATACGTTTGCAAATATCTTCGTCACTGAGTACACCAAGCGCCCGAAAGACGACAAAGAGTGGTAAGGGGTTTTTCAAACGGGGTATTTGTAACCACATACCGTTTCCGAAGCCATTGTTTTTGGTCGCAATAGTCAGGGATAATTGTTTTGGCGAGATGCATTTATAGTCCGGCACCGATTTAATCTCGGCGAGCCAAGACCATTTGCTGTTATTTTTGGAAATATTGAAGCATTGTACGAGATTTTCGGCGGCCCGTTCTTGCCCAATGACGGTCTTTTCGGAACCATTGACAATAAAGTAACCACCCGAGTCCATTCGGCATTCGCCGCTCACATTATGTGGAATATGCTTGTATTGCTCTAAGATACAAATACTGGATTTTAGCATAATCGGCATTTTGCCAATATGAATACTCGGTAAGATTTTGTTGAAGGTATGTGTTGATTCCAGCATTTGCCCACTACGTACGACGAATTTAATATTGAGATCAATTGTCATATCGCCGGCATAAGTGAAATTGCGATCACGGGCTTCTTGCGGAAACATGCTTTTGGTGGCGCCGTTGATTTCGTGTATTTGAGCCCGATAAATATTGAAATTCTCGCAAGTAACAAACATTTCGAGCCGGTATTTGCCAGTGGCTTTATCTAAATCTTGTTCAGAACAAATATGGACAGGATTAAACATGGAGATGGTGCGGGGCACTTGGAATTGAATGAAATCGTTATAGGATTCGATTTGGTGTTCCACGAGTCGTTTCAAATGTTTTCCACGAAAACAAGAATCGATGATGATATGGGGTTCTTCGATATAAGATGGGGGATTCTCCCCCACACCCCCTTGGGGGCC